TGATGTGACTGCATTATAATAGTCCATTTGTCCGTCTGCATATCCACCAGCGGAGTTAAACGCTATTAAGCAATGGTTCGCGATAAACTGGTCAACTGATGCGACCAGTACATATATCCTGATCCAATATGTCGTATCAGGTACTATTGTCAGATCTTGGCTTAAAAAAACAAAATCTGTTGGCGATGGAGATGTTGCGACGATATTTTGGATCACTTCTGTACTGAGCAAGTAAGTATCATCCAAACTATCCGTTTTGGCACTATGGATGCTCATTGTCACTTGATAATCCTCAGTTCCAGCATTCATATTCAAATACATCGTCACTGTATCGAGAATGTATGAACGTGAATAAGTACTTTGGAAAGATTGCCAAGCAACATTTAGTACTACAAGCGAATCAATACCTGACGATCCCGGACCGGTCCCGTCCGATTGCAGTAGTGTCAAACCAGCATCGTATGTTGACTGTGAAATATCTGGAATGTCAGTGGTTGCAAGTTCTATCGTGTTCGCGTTATCGGGATCGGTATAGTTGACGTTACTTTCTGCTGTATTTGCCGCCCAATCCGTGGAATATTGCTGTGTATCTTCAAGCACTTCATCACCCAACGCCACAATAATCGATGGTTTGCTTTTAGCTTTTTTATTCTCTTCTTGATATTTTAAAGGTAACGCTAACGTCATTGCACCCGACCAATTAATTTTATATTTACATTTCGATATCTGCCACCATCAGAAAATGGGTTGTTCCAGACACCATCCCAATACATCAAATATATTTCAGTTGGATGGTCTGTAGTATCCCATCCCGTCAAAAAGTTTTGCCTTCCTACTGCTAATCTCCATGTATTTAATTTTTCATAAATATCGGGTTCCATTTGATTCCAGATAAAATTCTGTGATCTCTCTTGAAAAGTGTCGTAAAGCCCTGTCACAAAACCGGTTGCCGTTCGATTGACTATTGTCTTATCTGTTAGCGAGTTCGGGTCAAATGAAACATTACACCAATCTAATTCGGTCGCTTCTCCCCAATATCCGATAGTTATTTTAGGAAAACTGGTTGCTCCAGTTATTTTCAACCTCCAGTAATCATCGGTTATCGAATCAAATTCTTTAAGATAATAATCATCCGTAGTCGGTGTTTCGCCGGTAAATGCATCGTTGATATCAGCCGAAAAATTATCACTTGAGTATTGTAGTGTTAATGTTGCCCCGGCTGAAAATAAATTGTGTCCGTACAACGCGATATAATCTACGGTCTGGTTATTGCCTGCTGATCCTGTGTCTGTAATATACTGAGTATTTAACGAACTGCTTAGATAATAATTTCCCTCTAAACGATTGAGCATGTTTTCAACTGGATAATTACCGTTTTCATATGTCGCGGTTAATTCCATTAGAGCACTATAATCATAAAAGAATTTAACTTTCGCCCAACCGGTCGAAATTTTTTTTGTAATAGTCATTTTACAAATTCCTTGCCGCAGCTCGTTCTGTGGACGGTATGAAATATTTTTCTGTTATTTCGTCCCAATCCTCAGTCCCTAGGGGATTATAAATCGTAATGTAATATGTTGGGGACGTTTCTGTCGTATCAGTCGTTGTGCTTGTCACCGAATCAGTTCCGGTCGTTGTGGTCGTGGTTGATCCTGATGTCGTTGTTGTTGTTGTACTACCGCCACCGTCAAATTGCTGTGATGCAATAACAGCTATGTTGCTCAATCCTGCGGCCACAATTAGCCCTGCGACTACGAGTGAATATGGATACGGAAATTCTGCCAATGCTCTTGTTGCCCCCGTGTACGTATTTATTGTCGCTTCTGAAATTCTCGCAGCTTTCAATAAATCAAAATACCCCTCGTTTTGTTCTTCGGTAAGTGTATTAAGATTTTCAAAGATTGTGACAAGACTTGCCGCTCCTGATTGTGCCGCTGCCAATTTCAAGGCTTCGTTTTTTTTGATCGCTTCTAAATTCTGTTGTCTTAGCTTTTCTTCATATTCATATCTATCCGCTGCTAAATTGCCGAGTTTAGCCGTCAATTCTACTTCTGCCAGCCATTCAGCGTTCATCGATTCAGTGTATTGTTGATACTCTGTTGCTATCGCTTCATCTCGCAAATCTTCCCTGTTCTTGAAATAACTTTTTACCAAATTTTCTAGATCGATATTCAACTGTTCTAATTCATCTGTAAAATTTTCTCCCCCAAACAACGGCAAAGATCCATATGTTGATGTATCTGGTGTTGTAGCTGATGATTCCGCTAATTGACTTTGGACCTCTTTTTGCTTATTTAACGTATCAAGTTGTCTTTGTGCTGCTGTTATTAATGATTCAGTTTCAGCTTTCTGTGCCCGTAACTCACGTACGATATCAATGTTAGTCCTCTTGCCGTGGTTTAATTCGATGTTGATATCAGCTAATCTAATTTTTTGGTCTTCAAGATAAACTTTTGTCTCTTCGAGGTTTAGAGATTTAACATAATCAAATTTTTCTGCATCTACGCCACTAATCAAGTTGAAAAAATCTGTTAACAGTGGGATCAATCCCTTGCCGATTGTATGTGAAGCCCCTTCTGCGCTCTCCTTTACTCTAGTTAATGCATCTTGAAAATCAGCCGCTTGTTTGCCGGATACTTCATTAAATGTTATACCGAGCCTTTCCGCTTCCTGTCTTAAGTTGTCAACCTCTTGTGCAGATAATGTGCTTATGTTCAAAAGGTTAGATCCTGTTCGACCGAATACCTCCATTGCAAGTGCAGCTTTTTTTGTTGGGTCTTCAAAATTTCTTAATGCGTTGATAACCTCCAAAAATACTTGTTCGGTATCTTTTAAATTTCCATCGACCCCATAAATTGATATTCCTAATTGTTCCCATGTTCTTTTAGCTGTAGCGAGACCGTTATCAGCGTCGCTCATTGAGCGTTGCATTTTCCTGACACCTTTTTCAATCGTCTCTATGTCGGTCCCGGCTATTTTAGCGACATGTGAAAACTCAGAAAGTGTTTTAACCGAAATGGTAGTCCGCTCGCTCATTTTCTGAAACGTATCACCGGCTTCCGCTGTCTTTTTCGTGATGTCAAACAAACCGGCCCCTATTGACGCGAGTGTTCCGACTATTGCGACCGAAGCCAATGCAAATTTTGTTTGCATTATTTTCAAATCTGCGGCGTAAATATCGTCTATACCGATGGGTAATTTAATTTCATCAACCATTGTGTACCAATTTTTTGATAGGTGTCTTTTTACTCGGTATTTTTTTATTCGTTAAATAGTTTTTAACTTCTCTATAAATACTTATTGCATCAATATACCATTGAGGTTGATCAATCCATGTTCCAGGGTAGATTTTTTCTGGATTTTCGCCCAAAAACAATGCATTTTTCAGCCTTATAGTATCTTGTGTTATCCAAGTATTCGGACATTCGTAAAGTCGTATATTACCGAGCAATAAAACAGTTAGAGGGAAACTGCCTTTGTATTTTCCGCGCCACTTTTCCTTAACATCATTTAAAAACCAGTTTTCAATAGGCGCATCATTTTGTAAATGCTCATAAGCGGGGTCGATAAGATCATAGCGATTGTGACAATTATTCTTTTCCTGATCTTCTCTAGTGCAATTCTGGCAATCAAAGGGGCGATGTTCGTCTAGTGAGAATATCAACCCCCCTCTGAGTTTTTTCGCTGAATCTCCGATAACCTCGCATGTGATTTAATAGTTGCGATGATTTCAGCGTGAAGTCCGAAGTCAATTTGTTCATAAAATTTGACTAGGTCTGTAATCTGATTGCCGTTTGAATCGAGATAATTCTCAACTCTCGTCACTTGTTTAAAAAATAATTTTTTGTCGTGCCTTGCTACGATCGCTCTCGAATTTATTTCTGATTTATTTTTATTCAATTCGTCGTGCATTTCTGACATATAGTCGCTGTAAACACTGTGCGGCATATATTTGACGTAAATCGTCAGCGGTTTATCTGTTTTTTTTTCTGATTCCGGAATAAACGGAATTTCTTCGTCTTTGTCTAAATGTATAAGAGCCATAATGCCTTTTAAATCGAAGTTGCGGTGTTTTTCAACATTATACCCAGAATATAGGCTGTTGTTGCTGCGTCAAAATCTGCCTCGTAATTTAGAGTAATAGTTGGGTCATTATCCAACGACCTGTCCGGAGGTGTTTTTGACATATTATTGACAACTGGAAGATCAATGTATAACTGATGATTGTCCCCGGTTCCGGCTTGTGTTCCTGTATCATAGTGGAAAAAGAAATTCGTTTGTGCTATCCCTGCAATTGAGTTCGCATATTGATCCGCCGAACTAAATCCTGATGCTGGGTCGGTATAGTCAATCACGATTGATAGTGTAACCTTGAATTTACCATTTTTCACTACTGTTGGATAATCGACACCGGCCAAAACAATATTATCTGTTCGGCCATTGGTAATGTTAATTTCGTAACTGGTCGGAATAAATTGCGTCGCAGACCCAAATGTAAAATTGGTGTAGTCAGGAGCCGAACCTGTCCTCGTAATTGTGCCGTAGTAACAGGTAAGGTCTGCATAATCAAAGCGCAAGTTCTCAGCCGGAAACGTCGGGCTTCCTATTTCCGCCGCTGCCGCTTGTCGTTTCTGTCCGGATATAGTGGCAGAAATTTTTAACAATTCGCCCGTATTTTGGGTGAATTTTAACCCGGTGACTATTCCGCCTTCCCATTTATGATTTTTGATAGTATCACCTTCAGCGGCGTTATAATTGACAGTCAGACCTTTTGCGCCTAAAAAACCCGCATCCGTTGATAATGGATTATAAACCGGGTAAATCATGTGATAATATTGTCCCGTCGCTGCATTTTGTGCCGATGATCCATAACCGAAAAAATGCCTCAGTAGAGTTCCCAGCATCCCTTTAGTTGACCCCATTTCGGAAAATGTATTGAATTCTAGTGAATAATCCCACTTTGTCGATAATCTCCGGAAATTTATATCACCTAGGCTCGACTCTTCACCTCTGTATTCACCGTATCGTTTATCGTCAGGGGCAAAACTCGGTTCGGCTCCATTGATGACAGGGAAAAATCCAACTGTTGAACTCTCTGCTGTTCCCCTGGTCGTTTCTTCTCCAATTGCGACATAAACTTGATTTTTAGTTGTCATCGTTTACTCCTTTTTCTTTCGTTTCCTTTTTTGCCTTGTCTACGCGTTCCGCAATCCCACGTTTAACTAATATATTTTCTATTTCTCTCGGAAGTTCAGGCTTCGGTATTTCACCCTTTATTCGGGTCCCGATAGTTGGCCCGTTTTGATCTACTAAAAATCGTATAGTCATGAGCGCCTATATTTCACCCCTAGATTTATTTTGATGTCGCTATATTTCCCGTCATAATTTAATTCAACGTCGATATGTTCAACGGTTCTGACGGAGTTCGATGAATCGTCAATTGCTGCCACTGTTATATTATCACGGCATTGATTGACCCAATATTTTTGCTTGTCCCTAGCATCAGCGGCCACGTCATTTCTAAAGCCTATCCTAATAATAAAATAATCTGTATCTACAGCCGGTCTCTGTCCATATGTATCACCATAGACGACCATCGGGGTTGCTCTCAATAATTGTGCAAGCGGGTTATCGGCCGTGGGCCAATCATTCTGATTTATCCCAGACATGTCTTCAAGATTAAACCCAATGGTTGTCGATAAAACTGTCTCAATATTGGCTACCAATTCAGTGTCAAACGTCATGTTAAATCTATTTTTAAGCCAAATTTTGCGGTTATATTAGATTGTGAGCTTGGGACTTTAAAAATAGTATATGAAATCGAATTGACAACGAGAGCATCACCCTGTTTTGCACCTGCCATATCTGATGCTTTGCAAAAAAACGTTGCATCAATATTGCTTTCTACTTCCCCGGTATACGGATTAATAAACAGGTTAGCATCCGTCCAAAAACCGTCTACAGTCGTTGGGTCTCCCCCGCTTGGAGTCCAAGTTGCTTGATAAGCAAATTCGTCAGTGTCTAAAATATACGGTAAATCGTCCTCTAATAGTGTCCCTGCCATTATTCTGTTGCCTCTACTATTTCCGTGTCTTTTCCCTTTCGCTTACAAGGGGGTTTCGGACAATCTTCTTTGCTTATAATGTCTTGCAGATCGAATCTAATTTTCAGGGCATTTAAAACGATTTTCATGTCGTTAATTTCAGCCATTAATTTTTTTTGCCCTTCATTTTCCGCAATGATCGACTCAACCTTTTTGACATATATTTTTTCACCGATGTCTTTCGTTAGATAATATTGTTTTAATTCCGCTTTGGTCGGGAAAAAATCTTTTAAATCATTTTTTGAATAGTAGTTAACTAATGTCTCATTAAACCCGGTGAATGCAAAAGCCCCGATTATGGAAACCATTGAACCAATCGCGGCAATAATTACACCAATGATAATTTTCTTTTTGATGTCCGGATCAATTAAAATCATTTGCTACCGTATGGTTATATTTAAAAAGCGACAATAAATTAATATCGTCGCTTTTGGTTCATTTGGGTGCCTTTCAAGATTTATCTTGATCCGATACCGTCTGATTTTCGTCCGGTATTGCCTTGATTAATTCCAGCATTTTATCCCTTGACATTTTCATATCAAGTGAAACGCCAAGCTTTTTTTCGTCCGCATACGTAACCAATTGCTGTTTTGTCAGGTTATCCAAAATTTTCGGGTTTTTCTCGATTTCGATATCCTTCGGTTCTTTCAAAATCTGCAAATCGACCTTTTTTACCTGTTCTGAGTCTAAGAAAACAACTTCACCCGCTTTGAAATGAAATGGACTCATGCACTCATAAACCCCATTTTTCAATTCCTTAACGAATGCTTTCCGTCTTCTTAACTGATCCTCAGTAAGATTTTTCATTACCTGACCCGGGAAAATGTTCACTGGTCGATTAATGACCAAATATTGAGTGAATGCCATGTTATCACCTCCTATTAAGTCATTGTGGCGAGGCAAGCATGTTGCCAGTACCCATAGCCTACATTCATTGAAGACATGACGCCATATTGGTGCTGATCTTCTTTGAATTCCAGTTCAGATCCTTCGGCAATTGCCGAAATTGTCAAAGGCACTTCCTCTTGAACGATAAAAGGGCGAACGGTTCCATCAGTTCTGAATACAGCAATCTGAGCCGTCCAGCTCAATCTTGGATTAGCCGCGACCGAAATGCTAAAACCAGAATCGGGAAGTATATTTGTTGCATTGCTTCCCAATGCCCTTGCCGTAACTGCTGAAAGCGCAATCCCATAAAGAGGCGTCGGAGCCATGACAAGAAAATTATTCGCCATCTCATTCATTGGCTCGTTTTCGTTATCGTTAAAACCCTTTATTGCCTGGATGCATTGCAGAATGACCAAGCTCATTTCTTCAACGCTTGGAACGGTCGTTGATCCGTGTACACTAGCCGGTAATGCCGAAATATCAATCGACAAATCATTGCTTTGGCTAGTTGTGTTGTTTCCTTCCACGTGATCAGTATCGAAGAAATATTGACCGTCATAGCAAGTTGTTGATTCGCCCGCAATTATCAAAGCTGAAAGCAATGAAGCTGGATGGCTGTTTGCTCTTTGTGCGAGTTCTCCGATTCTAACCATGACCTGTCCGGTTTTATCCCGCCGCCATTGTTCCAGTTCAACAACCAAAGTTGCCTCATATTTTTTATTGGTAATAGTATAATTATTACTATAAAAACCTTTGGCCAAACGTCCGCCGATCCATTCCCGCATGGCCGGTACTTGGCCTAGCCAATTATAGGATTCACTGGCTTGATCGGACTCCATTTTCATGCTGATCATTGGAAGCCACGCAGGGGACGCATTAATTTCCAGTTGCTTGTAAAATTCGCCGATGATCGCCCGGCTTGTTAATGCTTGTATGCTCATTTATTTATCTCCATAAAACCGAGTTATCATTATGCTTCACGTGCCCAGGTTCCGCGCATTTCTGTGATCACATACCCATCTGCGTCGCCCAGATCAATTTTAACAAAATCGCCGCGCCTTTGTGTCGCTTTGGTGCAAATCAAATCCTTGTTATCTGCTCCCGTAATGTCAGGGCCGAGGATCATGTCCGCTGCTGCCGGGTCGATTGTTACTGCCGTCGTGCCAAATGCTCCGACCGCCAATATAATAGCGCCACCGAAACCGTCAGCAATTGCCGGAAGTGTTAAAGCGTCACCGTCGCCAGCTTCGGTAACCGCAAATAATTTGCCGCTATCTTGAGCGTCAAACGTTTTTGTCCCGGCCAATGCTTCACGCACCGTAAAGGCGGCCCACGGATCAACAAACCCGCAAACGTCATATTCGACAATAACAACCCCGGACGAAACAAATCGTTTCACGTATCCGATGAAGGTTCCACCCACCGGAGTAAAAACAAATGTATTGTCATCTGTTGCATAGATGGGTTGTCCTTTATCCGTGATAACGGCCCCGGAAACTGACAACTGAATTTGCCCTTTTGTCGAAACATGAACATTGATTGCTGCCGCTGCCCCTGCTGAATTATCGGCTTTGTCCAAGGCAAAACCACCGAAACGATCACCACCCGAAAGGGGGCGAGCATGTCCGCTGGCGTCTACAATACCGACCGCTGCACCTTCATAAATAATGTCCGCTGCTATCATCGGAATATCGTTTTTGTCACCGAGTTCATAATTTCTCGGTGTATCAACTGCAAGAGTAGTCATTAATTACCCCCTTTTGCTTAAAATTTTTGCGCGGCCCTGTTCATCGGCTTTTAAAAAAGCGTCATACCTTGCTTTATCATTGCCGAATTCCGCCCGCAGTTCTTCGTTTGCTTCCCATTGTTCATCGGATGTTACCGCCTTTTCATCTTCCTGTTCCGGCAATTCTGGAATTTCAGGGGCGTCTGACTGAACGTTTTTGTTCAAATCTAATACCATATCATCGGTGGTTTGTTTGCCCTCTTTCCTTTCGGCCTTTAGATATTCGAGGGCCGTTTTCTCTGCAGACCAACCGGCTTTAACTGCCGAATTGGTGTAATCGTCTGGGAGTTTCAGCGATATGATTTCGCTGATTCTACCCCGTTCCAAAATAATCCCCTTTGATTCCGATTCGGCATTCGCAGTTTCATTCGAATCCCTTAACCCGTCGGTCACTTCATCGACAATCGCCTGAAAAACGTCCGGGTGTTTAATCTTCAGTTCGTTTTTATCCATTGGTGTTTCCTCCGTATGGATGTTAGAAATTGCCGGACGCCCCGGCGTGAAAAAAGTTATGCTACTGCTTTGATTTTGGTTCGCCTCAACAAGTTGGTCTAATGTTGCAAACCCGTCGGCAAATCCCTGGTCAATCCCGTCTTGACCAATATAAATCCGGCTTTGCATTGCGTCTATTTCTTCTCTAGATAGCCCCAGTCCTTTCTCTGCCGCTACTGCAAAAACATCGTAGAGTTTGTTCACCGCTTCGGTGAAAACTATTTTCGCTTTTTCATCATAACCCCTAGTATCTGTTCCAGCGTCTTTAAATTCCCCTTTAGCGACGCTTGTCCGGACTTCTCCGAAAAATTCTTTGTACCATATTCGGTTGTCAATATGTTCCGCTAAAACGCCAATGCTCCCCGTTTGCGCTGTTTTACTTGCTAAAAATCGCTTACTGGCGGGAAATGTCATCAGTGCCGCCGCGGAAGTCGCTGCTCCTGTAACTAATGAAATAAGGGTTTTTTCTTTTGCTAACTCTGCGAACATTTCCTCAGTTTCAAAAGCTTGTTTAACTGTTCCACCGGGGGAATCAATTTTTTGAATGATGGTTCTCACTTGCTGTTTATCAATTAATTCGACAATAGCGTCCTGTATATCACCATAACCTGTGGAAAAAAACCAGTCCCTCCCAGGTCTCAACGGTCCATCAATTTTGATGATTGCAACCGAATCCCTATATTCAATCAGCTTATTTTCTTCCTTTTTGATCAACCCGGATTGCATTAATCCTTCGATTCCGTTTTTCAAATACTCGATTTCGGGAGCGAACATAGAACGAAGATCATAAAAAGGAGCAATCATTAAAAAGTCTGTTAAGGAAATTAATTCAGGTTTGCTATTGTTCTGCATTACCTCCCCCTTGATCGTCTGGGTTATCCTGATCGCTTGCGACATCCTCAGAGCTATTTTCAACCGCTGCCTTGACAACCGCCCCGAATATTTTTCGTTCTTTTTCTTCTTCCAATTCCCTGAAAACCTGTTCGGGATCGTCTGTGCTATTCTCTTCGATGATTCCGCGGGTCGATTTAAATCCTGAATCCCTCATAACTGCCAGCCCTTTTGCCTCTTTTTCAAGGTCTAATTGTGGCATCCTTGGGCCTGAAAATTGGTGAATAGGATCACCTAGCCACGCTCTTTTTATTTCCGGATCTCTGAAAAACCCAGGGGCTTTAACGTTTCCAGATCCAACAGCCCAGGTTAATAAAAATTCCCAAAAAGGGTATAGGAATTGGAAAACAAAGGCATATCGATGTCGTAAGATTGTTACCCACGTTAGAGAGGTCTCGCCTTTTGAGGCTGAATAAGATTTATCAAAAAGCATCAAAATAAATGACCTTGAAATGCCTGTAATTGCCGAAATGATAGCAAGTATATGCATTTCAAAAGGTGAAAAATTGCCACTCGGCTGATTGCTTTGGAATGCTTCTAGGCTATATCCTTCTGGCATATCAATGATTTGTCCCCCGGTAAGGTCAACCCTTGGAAATGTTGAGCTTGTTTGTTCTGTTTGGTTGCCTGTGGGAGCCTTTGCTAATTTACCGCCACCTTTCCCCCCCTTCCAAATACCAGCAAATATCGATTGAATCTTTGCCGCTTTTAAGACGGCTTCGGTTAGTTCATTATGGTCGATTATTAAACCCATTGCGGGGGTCAAAAAGGGAATTCCCCGCATTGCCCCTGGCCTGTCTTGGGTGAGATTTTTAATGTGGAATACATGTCTGATACCGGTATTTGACCCGAATATTGTCAATGGTTGCCAAAAATCAGGAGAAAAGTAGGCCTTGTCCTGAATATTTGATTTCTTAGGATAGGCTTTTGCAACATGTACTCTAATGGGTATTCCTTGATCATTTTTTTCGATCCCATCAACAAACCTATTATCAGTGATAAATTTTGTCGGGGTTGATATTCTCTCAGATTCGACTGTCTGTAATGCAAAGGGGAATCGATGATTTATACGAGGCTTTGTTTCAGCGGGAAAGACAATATTGTCCCCCCCATCGAGCATCGATTTAAAAACCAATCCTTGAAAATAACCTCCGTTGTACATCCTTTCAAAATGACCGTTTTCTCCATTAAAAAAGCTATTCCAAAGTCGCATGAATTGTTTGTTAACTTCCAAGGCTTGATTTTTATTCAAACCTAATCTTTCAGCATCGACCGCGGCCCTGAATTTTAAGCCACTCCCAATACATAAATTTGTTAATCTGTTTGTATATGCGGTCCCGATTCCGGAATAGCCGAGGAATCTAGAAAATTCAATTAGATCGTTTCTTTGGGAAGTTGTAACCCTGGAATTGGGAGAGGTTAAAAACCTGACATAATTATCAAAAGGTCTTTTTCCTGATCTGGTTGGTTCATAAGCACCGGTGATCATTGCCGCTTCTATGCGGTTCTGTATCCGTTGTTTGCCCCAACCTGGAAAAGCTTTGAGGATTCGTTTATCCCATTTTGTTGGTTGATAGACTTTATCCACTTATAAACCCTATTTCAACAAATTCAGATCTTCCCTCTTTGGTAAACGCATCGGGGTAATACTCCTCCATTAGATCAAGCCAATATTGTAATGCTTTCTGAATACTTTCAAGATTCCCTTTTGACACACTGACTGTTTCTGCACTATA